TTCTCGTGTTCTAATTCAGAATACATAGGCACACCGTTTAATGATTTTATATCGTTATTATAACCCTTACGAGTTGTGTGACGTAAGAATATACCGTTATTATATTTCTGACTACGATCTGGTATCATACCATCAATAGTAGATTGAGTAACGTAATCTGGGAACTTATTTTGACCACGACCAATTAATAGATAATCTTGAAGACGTGTCATATAAAAGTCTGCTCTCTGTTTTTGTATTGTTCTCAAGTATTTCATTGTTTCAATATCCACAGATGTTGCATTCTCCATAGTTCCTTCAACAATACCACGGTTCATCGTTCTATAGTGAATATGTGGAATAGCATTAAAGTATGCTGTTTGGATCATAAATGGTGCAATATAATCATTGACCAATATTAATTCATCAGCATTAAATGTATTACCAGTTGAACTTACTTGTGACAATAAATGATTATAGAACCTTGTACCCAATAGAGTTTGAAGATCTATATCCTGCGCAATTTGAATTTCTGCTTTAAGCACATCCATATCAACATTCTTATTGATGTTGGTAAATGCTTTTAATTTTGTTTCTGATATTAATAAAACACCCATTGTTAGTTATAATTTAATTCTTCTTCGCCTAACCACGCATTGCATTGCTCTTCTGTCAGGCCATAACCAGCCATTAACATTTGTGCTGCTTGCATACGGTTTATTTTTTCTTTATTATATTCTCTTACAATTCTCAATAAACCCTGGTATTCTCTTCCAGATAATTTCTTGATATTCTCATTGATATTCATCTCTTGATCTGCAACTTCAGTTGGAACCACTGGCTTATCTACAACCACAGGGTTTTCTGTAATGTCGCCAGTTAAGAATAATGATAATGGTTTAACTTCAAATGTAGTTGGCTTGTCAAATTTTAATGAAACCAATTTGCTGAATATTGGAAGAATTTCGTTTTGATATGGCATAATAACCATCTTGCGGAAATACTCAGAATGTTCAGTAATCTCTTGGCCTCCACCCAATTTACCAGCGGTAGCAATACCAAATAACTCAGCGCTAGAAACTCTATGTGCGGATAGTATAGATCTTGTAATGTCATCGTTTAATGATTGATAATAATTGTCATTATCGTTACGAGGGATTTGTGTAATAACTGGTGACTGTTCTTGACTTTCATTGAATGAAATAATGGCTTGACCAGCATTATCTGTTCCACCATATTGTTCTTCCAATGCACGAACCAATGTTCTTTGTTCTTCTTCACCAGGAATACCGTTATTATAATTGATCCATAATGATGGAACCATACCTTTACGTAGGTTATTCATATGGAAGTTCTTTGCTTCAATATCTATCTCAATTGCTCTTTGACCAGCAGACCAGTCAGGAATTGGATAATAAGTTAAATTAGGTTGATAGCATTTAAAATAATAGATTTGACTACCACCTTTTTCTTGATTAAATGCTGGATATTCTTCTGGTGGATATTTTCTTACTTGCTTCCAATCTGGACAGTAATAATAACATTCTATTTCATCTTTATCGTTTAATTTACCACTTCTAATTCTAGAAAAATCTAGGTGATATATCTCAGCAATTTGTTTTTTATCTTTAGTCCAAATAACATTTAAAGCAAATCCACCAAATAACATAAAATCCAATACCGATTTTTTCATTACTTCTGTAATGTTTTCACGGTTATTAACCAGATTAACGGTAGCCATTGGATTATTTAATGATACCAATCCGTCACCCATAATCTGATTTACCTTAGATGTAACAATGGCTTTGTGTATAGCGCAATTGTCATATAGTTGTATAAAGTAGTTTGGAAGCAAGTTATTATCACCATAATATACCCACGGTACTCTTTGTAATACCTCTGAATATACTGGAACCGATGCGGTCTGGAATTTAATCTTTTGAAACTCTGATTTTTTTATTTCACTCATAACTAATCTTGTATGTATATATAATTCTCGTTATTCTCGTTTGGAGATACATAAGTTGTAAAGAACGGTTCTTCTTGTGTTCCCTCAAGTATTGCTATACCTGTAAAAACTAGATCCGTACCATTACCATAAATGTTTAAATTGTATTCACCCTCATAATTTAAATCCTGACCTGCGTCTTGAAGATTTAATATTATCTCACAATAACGAATATTTTGTGCATAGACTTGTGGGTCAGATGTGCTAACTGTATAACTCTTAACCTCTTGTGACATAATGTGTGTAAATGTCAAAGTATATGTACTAAACGATGTTGTGCTATTATTGTTAATATTCAACACTAATTCGTTTTGTTGTCCTTTTTGTAGATATAACATAATTTGTTGTCTATAATAATAAATATAAAAAAAATGAAATTGAATTGCTACAATAGAAAAAGGGGCCGCGAAGCCCCAATTCCATTTGGATTTAGATATAGATATTCAGTCAACAACGACCTACTATTTACCCACTAATTGTAGCGCCTGTGAATACACTCGCTAAAGCACCATCAATAACACGTGCTGGCTCTTGCTCTTGACCAGTGAAGATCAATTCAAAACCATTACGATCACCAAATGCTGTACCTGTAGCTGCACTACCACCACTCAAATACATACCATTAACCTGACCTAACATATATTGTACGTCATTTTGGTCAATAGCAATAATTTGTAATTGGTCGTTTTGAGATAAGATTTTCAATTGGTTTCTCTTGTCTTGGTCATACTTGAATAGAATCGCCGTAAGAACTTGCTCAAAGAAAATAGTTCCATTCTCAAAGCTCTTTTGAACATTTTGAGCTAATGAAGAAGTATTTCTCTTTAATTCAAATCCATAAAGTGTTGTACCAGTAGTTGAGGTTGCACCAGTTATAGCGCCAGTAGCGTTATATGTGAAACCTGTAACATCACCAGTAGCACCACCTACAACGTAGATTTTCTTTATACCACCAATTCCATCAGAACATCCTAATTGAACACCTGAAGATATGTAACAACTCATAATTTATTATATTAATTTGTTTTCGTTTATTTTAAAATTTGGGAGGACTTTCACCTCCCAGTTTTTTGGCGATATTATAATCCGTTAGTTGCGAAATACTTAGTAGTACCGAAAGTAGCGATTGTGGCACCGTAGTTATAGTTAGCACGTAATCTCAACTCATCAAAGTCTTTTGAATACCAAATAACTAATTTCTCGTGGTCAGACAATAAGTCAAAACCTACAACCATATACTCAGCAGGTCCGATTGTAACTTGTGCAGAACCATTCAAACCAATTGTAGGGATTACCTTAACGTTTGTATTTGGATGAGTTGCTTCCATCATTGCTGTAATATCAGTTGAACCGATATAGTTTTGGAAGAAGTTAGCACGAGTTAATGCTTGTACATAAAGACGGAAGTTAGCATAAGACATAAACACTCTTAAGTCTTCACGGCTCATTGCGTTGTCATCAAGAACGTTGATTAACTTATCAACTTCAGTGATTGGGTTACCACTTGTTCCGTAAGCAGCTGAACTTGAGAAAGTTGTACCGCTTGAAGAAGCTACTGCAGAAGCATAAGTGTTACCAGTTGATTGAGAAATTAACAAAGCGAAACCGTTAAAACATCCACCACCAGCAGTTGTGTTTTGCCATAATTGTTGCTCAATTCTTTGTTGAATTTGCTTAACCTTTAAATCAGCGATTTGTTGTTCAAATGGAACTGACTCTTGAGTTTGACCTGGAGCCATTAACATTGATTGGTATGTATCATACAAATCTTTGTAACAAAGAGCTTCATTATATTTTTCAGCACAAGTTGTGATATTGTGTTGAGAGAAGGTAGTTGTACCAGATGGAGACCATCCGCAAGTACCGTCTTGGAAATATGCAGTTGAATTAAGTAAGTTCAACGCTTGTGTTCCTTTAATACCTAATCTTACGTTAGTGTATTTTGGAGTTGTTGCACCGATAAGTGCTTTTGAAAGTAATTCACCACCAACTTGGTCAACGTATCCACCGATAGATGCTACGTCATATGCGAATTGTTCTCTAGATAAAATTTTCATAATTTTAGTTTTTTTATTTGTTTTTAATTATTTGTTTGAGTTTCTTAATGACATAATCATAGAGATTTTATCCTCTAAATCGTCGTTTGAAACATTATTAAACTTCTCAGTTTTTCCGTTAGCAATAGGTTTTGCTGCTGGTTCTTTCTTGAATGCTTTAAATTCATTTTGTAATGAATTGTAATTGCTTTCCATTTCAGACATTTTTGCAGAACATTTCTCAATAAAGTCTTTTAAAAGACCCATTAATTCAACTTCTACTTCTTTGCCTTCTGTTGCTGGTGCATCGTTTGCTGGAGCCATTGGAGCTGCTTCACCTTCATTTGGAAGATCTTCAGCCATAACTTCTTCAACTTTAGCGATAATACCATCTTTAGTTTCAATCTTGGTTCCGTCTTCAAGTTCGTGTACACCATCTGGTGCAGGAATTTCTGCATCTGCTGTAACTACAACAACCTTAGCGCCTTCAACAAGACTATCACCTTCAACTTTAACGACTGTTCCGTCAGCCAATTTTGCATCAACAAAAATCTCATTTACAGCTTTAATTTCTCCGTTTTCAACTTCTATTTCAAAGTTTTCAACCAATTTGAATTTACCATCTTCTAAAGCTACTTGTTCAAAAACATCATTAATCTTAGAGATTTTCTCTCCAACCTTTAAATCTGCTGTTTGTAAAATAGTATTATCTTCCAATTTGAAAGATTTTAAAGCGGCATCATCAGCCAAGAAACCAAACTGCTTCATTAATTTTTTAATTTCAGCGATTGCGGTTTTTGAATTTGACATAATCTATTTTGTTTTTTTTATTTATTCGTTCTATTATTAAATATGTATTTTCATATATATTCCAAAAAATTAATCATTTACGTTGTTTAATATCTCAATTACTTGTTTAAGGAACATCTCTTCCATACAGAATGATGCCACTTCCTCAAAATAACCAGATACACTAAACCCGTTTAAATAACCCTCTTTTACCTTTTTCCATATCTCATCGTTCTTAACTTTCATTGAAACAAACCAAGTTCCAACAGGTAAGTCAGAATAACCATACTTATTGGATTTGTCTTGATCGTCCTCTTTGATCCAGCTTTCAATAACATAAACATCTTTAACCGCAGTACCATCGTGCATTTGGTCATTGTTGTCTATGTACTTATTACGCATATACTTCTCGGCAATCATCTTTATTGTATCAGGAGAGAAATATACATAATACGGATTACCTTTACTATCTCTACGGAAGATGCGTAAATCTGGGATCATTGCTGGACCTACTACAATACGTTTTTCTTCATCTGTAGCAAATCTTTGCTTTGACATTTTTTGTTTATCAATAGAATTAATTTTGGCTTCAGCCCAACTTAAAGCAGATTTACCACCCCAAGCATCATACATCAATTTACCACAACCATCGCCATAACCCTTTGAACTATCTAAATCACCTGCGTGTCTTGATAGATAAGAGTACATTCTACGGATAGTATCTTCTGAGATAGGTTCACCATTAGCTAATTGATTTGCACGTTGTTTACCAACGTCTGTACCGCAAGAACCCCATCCATTTTCCTCAGCATATTTCAACACTGCTTTAGCATTATTCTTAACGCTATCTGGATAGTCTGAATGACTTTCAAACATTGCTGGTTCTGTTAGACCTTTTGAAATTGGTTTCTTTTTCTTGCCAATCCCTGGATCAACATATCCACCAATACCACCTACCTCGTAATCAAATTTTTCAGTTTCAACATTTGGTAAGTTTTCTTCAATTGCTTTTAATTCATTTGAGTTATTATCAATATGCTTTTCTATACCTAATTTCTTAATGGTTTCCCATTTCAATTTACCATTTGTTGCGTGGACTTTATCTCTTGGAATACCCAATTCTTTAGCAGTATTATAAACTGCGTCCATTTGATCGGCTTGTCTTCTTGTTATGATTGATACGTCTTTACCTTCTTGTAATAGCCTTTTAGCCAGCGCCTTACCACGATCAGTAGATAAAGTATCATCATAATCAATAGAAACCTTTTGAGCAATAAAATCATATACTTTTGATAATCCTAAATTCTTTTTAGTTGATGGCGAAGGATTAGCCAATGTTGCACTAGTTGTGGTATCTGGTTGATCATATCCCAATACTCTTGTATCAGGTATCATATCAGTAGGGAAACCACCGACAGTTACTTTACCTTTATTAACAGATGCTTTGTTGATAATCGTAGCATCTTTCTTATATTCAATTCTTGACCATACGTGTCTGCAATTGTAACCACCACGCCAAACCATAGCACTATCGCCAAAATCATTCTGAGTGGCTTCCATATCCTCAACACGCCATACATAATTCTTAGCAATCAAAGACTTACAAAAGTCTCTAGTCGTTGGAAT